GGTATGCACTACCGTGATCTTGCGCGCCTAGGCGCTTGTATAGCATAGAAATACGGGGACCAGAACCCCTTTTGCCTGCCTCAAAAAAGACTTCGTCAACACCTTTATTTTTTAACTCTTTAATTGCTTCGCGTTGCAACTTCAACCCTAATCCGGGGAACTCTGGCGACGCAAAGAATGTAGTGTTTGTCGCGGACAAAATGTCAGGCGAAGTCAACGATGGCGATATTAACGTCATCAGATAACCAAACATACGACCGTTACACCGAGCGGTCATAATCTGCATACCCCCAACGCCGTACAGAGCGCGCATAAGCGGCAAGTTTTTATTCTGCCAGTTGCCCGGTGTTTCGCCTACCTGAATAAGATGTTCGTCAAACAGACTGTCGGCGTCGCGCACCCAGCTATCAAAGTCTTCTGTCTGGAAGGTGACGCCTTCGGGCGGCTCGTTAACTTTTGGCGCCAGCGCCGTTATCGTTTGGTGCTTGGCAATCGACGCCAGCTTTTCCATTGCTGGTGCGTATGCGTTGTAGTGGCGCATCATTGCAGGCAAATTGATTTGAATGTTGACAGGCGCCATACGCGCATAGTGGTCAAGGTCGTGCGGCTGTTGGAGGCAATGCTCAAACACTGCCGCGCAAGTATCTTCGTCGTTCAGGCTGTCGAACGACACTGACAAGACGTTGGGCAGCCGCGCCTCAATCTGATCTAGGCTGCGGTCCAGCTTCAGCAGTAGCGCGTCAAGACCAGCGCGGTCAAACTGCGTGCCGGCTATCTTCATCAGACTTTCGGCAACTTCGTCGCGCGGACGGCGTACAACTAGAACGCGGGCGTTGGGCGCAAACTTGTCTAGCAACCGCCACCAAGGCGCGGCAGCGGTTTCCGCCGTGCCAATGTTAGGTTGCGAAAACCATGCCTGCACATCGTCAATGCTACGCATATGCCGTAACTCTTCGTGGCCGCACATCCATTCACCGTAAGTCAGAAACTGGGACAGCCAAGCTGACCGCGACCTAGGTAAAGAGAATACGACGAACGGCGGCATTAACTAATCTCGCGCCCCGACGCGCGCAAGTTGACTGCCGCTGCCGCTGATGCAAGCGTAGAGACAAACCCGCCGGACGGCAGGGTGTGACCTACGATCTCAGGAAAGGTGTATGTCTCGCCGGGTTGCAGCGTCCGCGTCTTGACGATCAGGTTGCTGTTGCCCGTAGCTTCGCTGACCGCTGCCAAGTTGACGCTGACGTTAACCATGCTGCTACTGAAGTTGGTGGCCGTAAACTTGTCAATGATAGTCGTGGTGCTGCTTGGCGACACATACTGCGTAGTCTGCGTGTTTTCCATATTCTTGGCAGGAATGATGTTTGCTGCGATAATTGGCATGGCCTATCCTATCAGGTTACGTTGCCGGTGACGTAGAAGGTTTCAGTGCCGACGCACAGCACGTTAGCAACGCCATAGGCTGCGATGGTGCGGCTGCCTGTGGTTGCAGTGCCGCCAAGCCGTAGCGTCGTTCCAGCGCCCTGTGTGAGCGTCACGGTGCTGGCGCTGCTGTTGACCACGTAAAACAGGTTTCCTGCTACAAACACGCCCGACGGGACTGTGGTGGTCGCAGACACATACAGGTGCTTACCATCGTCAGAAGCGGCAGCAGTAGTGTTGAGGCTTTGCGGGACGCTGCGGTAGCCAACAGTGTACGGTGTGCCAACAGAATCGTTGACAGTTGACGCCGACGCCAGACCTGTGATGGTCTTGTTTGTCAGCGTCTGCGTGGCTGTCAGATAGACGCCGTTTGTCACGGTGCCAGCGTTACCGGATATGTCGCCGGTGATGGTGGACGTTGTGATTGTGACGCCGCTGATCGTACCGCCGGTAATAGCTACGTTGTTGGAGTTTTGGCTGGCGATGGTGCCGTAGGTCGCAATGTTATCGACGGTCCATTGCAACACGTCGGTCGCGCTTTCCAAGACTACTTTGTAACTAGTAGCGGTAGAGAACCACAGGTTACATTCGCCGCGCGAGTCCAGAATAACTGGGTTGGTGTTGGGCGTAACCCCTGACGCATCAGTGTATGTCTGCAACGGTGTTGTCGTACCGGCTGCGTAGGTATAGACCTTGCCGCCGACCAACGGGCTACCGTTAGCATCGAAGAATTGTGCTTTAGGTTGTGGAGCAAGAACAGTCATATCTAAACCCTAGTTAATGTTATCAGTGACCGTCAGGATGACGGACGGGATTGCGGGTACAGGGGCGCTGGCCGCTGCGGCTTCAATTACACAGTTTGTATTACTTGTAGACCAAACCAGTTCAAAGTAATCACCTGCGTTTAAGTCTATCACAAAATTCCATGCGGCGACAGCCGCTGAACTGCTTCCGGCTAACGTCACGCTTGTTGCAGAGTTTGCCGCGTTAGTACCGTTTACTCTGTACCAGATAAAAACGTTTCCTGAACCGCCGCCGGATTTGTTAAGCTGCGCGGAAAACTGAAAGTTGTACGTGCCTACGCGGTCTACATACACACGCGACGTAGGCGTGCCGATGTAGACGCCGTCAGTTATGCTCGTAGAGTTAAGCGTGATTGGATACGCCGTACTAGTAGCGGCGGCTGTCTGCGTGGTGGTGTCGAAGAACGCACCGTAACGCTTGTCGCTCACCTGCGGCGTGTACAGCGGGGCCAAGTCTTGCCCAAAAGACGAACTTGCTGCCGAGTTAGCTTGACCGCCGCCCGTCAGCGTAAAAAGATTAAACAGATACCTGTACCACTCACGCGTCACCGTGCCGTCAGCCGCGTCCGTAATCGGGACGCGTGACGCAGGGATACGGGTGAGCAGATCGTTAGGCATTTGTGCCGCTCAGTTGCAGTTCAGCGCCGGTCAAGTAAATACGGACAGGGTCACTGCCAGACACTTCGTAGACACGGTCGCGCAGCTTCAGCGTCATGCCAAGCCGGCGCCAAATGACGCGGGTGCCTGTTGCGCCGATCTTACCCATAGACGCCCAATGTTCGTTGGACCATGTATGGCCGCCATCGTCGGACCAGCGGAGCATAGCTTGCGGGTCACTTCCTTGGCCGTCGTTCAGGCCAACGCCTGTTTCGCACTCAAGCTGCAAGCTATGGTTTGCTGTACGCGTGAGATTGTTCTGGCCTGTCGGCAGCGCGCGCCACGACCGCAACCAACGCTGCGCTATATCGTTGTCCGCAAAAACGTTTAGCTCAAACGTGTAGATGTTGCCGTTGGCGTAGTCACCGACGATGATGTTGCCTTGGAAGTTACATTGGCAGTTGCTGCGGTGGCGTGAGAACGCGCCGCTAACGCCGGAAGGTGTAAGCGGCAGCACCGTGTAGAACGCTTCAGTATAAAACGATTCGGCTTCAAATGCACCTTCAGTTGGCGCAAGGGCGGAGTAGGATGACCGCTGATGCCATGCGCCAGTGGCAGCGTCGTACACCCAAGTTTCGTCCGCGGACGGAAACGACAGGACGTAGAACGCATGGCCGTCCTGCTGGTAGGTATAGCCTACAGCGTCGCTCATATCTAGGTAGTTTTGGATTTGCCATTCAATTGCGTGCGTTGATATGCGCTGCGCGCTATAGCCAGCCGCGCGGTAAATGACGCCTTGGCCGCGCGCGTCTGCGCCCAGCCAGAACACAGTGTTGTCCATCTTGGCGATGGAGTGCGGCGCGGCGCAACCGATTTCGTTGAACGCACCTTGGATCGGCGACAGCGGAAAGTCTAAACCGCCAGAGTTGTACCACACTTCAGTGGAGTCGGTGCCAAACACCCAGCATTCGCGGTGGTCTACTAGTATGCCAACGACGCCGTCAGGGCTACCTTCGGCGCTGGCAAACTCTAGCGGGTCAATCTGGAAGCCGTCAAAAAGCTGCGTCACCCAAAGTTTCTGGCTATTAGGCTCGTTAAACACAAAATAGCCGTCGAGATAGCCGACAGTAACCGCGCCCGGAAAGTCAGGGTCAGTGATCTGCCCAAACGTGTTGGTTGACTCGTCGTAAATAAACGCGTCAGGATTGCAGGCAAAGAATATCTGTGTGCCGTTGTCAGCGATGGACACAGGACCAGTGCCCGTTACGTCGCCTAGCTTGACAGGTGTTCCAGTAAGGCTGGACAGCTTGTAGACTTCAAAGCCAGACACAACGTAAAAGTCATCGCCGCGCGTCTGGTGCGCCCACAGTCCGCGGATCGGGCCGTCACCTATAACCTGCTGAAGCTGCAAGCCGGGGCAACGCTGGATAAACGCCGGCTCTATGCCGCCTTCTGGCACCGCTTCTGGAAACAAGTTTACCATGCGTGCGTTGGCAGCGTTTACTGAACGGGCCACATACGCGCTGCCCAGTATGGGCGTCTTCATTAGTAGTTTCCTGCAAAAATGTTATACCGCTGGCGCGATGCAATAAGGCTGTAAGGCATCGACATGATGTCATCAGGGTTGTTGATGCGCTTCAGGTTGCGCTTGGAATACATAGCAATGCGCTGAACTTGTGGCGACGGTTCTTCGCCAAACTCAGGTGCTAGTTCGCACGCTAGGTTATAGCGGAACGCACGCAGATAGCCGGGCGGGAACGAAAGGACTGTGTCAAGCGTCGCAGGCTGTGTCAGTTCTTCGACCGAAATGAAATGCCATTCTAGATCGCGCGTTGGGCGCGGGTAGATAAACATTTCAATGTCAGGATACGTCATGTTGGTAAAGATAACTTGCGGGAACGTAGAGGACACGGTCTTGACCGCGATGCCATCATACTGCTGCTGGTTAATCATTTTGATGCCGTAGCTAATACCACTGCTAGGGTCTTTGAAATATGTAGCGTCATCCAGCAAGATAGGGCGGTTGCCAACGAAGTTGCCGGTTGGCCCAAGCGTGCGGCTAAGTACGCCAGAAGGCCATGTGAAGACTTGGTCTTGTGTTGAGAAGACAGCGAGGCGCTCAGTGTTCCAGCTATCAATCATCTGGTTCATGGCGCGCAGTGCGTCCTGCGACGTTTCAGCCGATGGAGTTTCGCCTTCTGCCAGAACACCTAGAAGTCTAAGCGAACCGTTGATTGTTTCACCAGCCGTAGCCATGCCAAAATCCCCATAAAACCATTAAAAATGGACGGCCCGAAAGCCGTCCAAATTAATTAAAGCGCGTGAACAATTACGAAATTGAACACAATAGCTTCACTTAAGCTGCCCGCGCTGATGTTGCGGAGAGTAAGAGTAGCTGATCCAGTAGTTAGAGCAGTAACCCACAGCGTGTACGTGCCGGCTGTGGCCGCACCACTAACAAACGACACAATAACTGCATCGCCTGCGGAGATCGTGCTGTTGTTCAACGTAAAGTTTACTGATGTGGTGGCACCTAGCGCCGCCCCGTTCATTGTCACAGTTCCCGCTGATTTGTTCAGCGTGATTGCGGTTGACTTGCTTGTTTCTTGCGTAACCGCACCGCGTGCGGATGCGGTGTAACCAATTTCGCCATCAGCGTACAAAAAGTTTGCGCCGCTAATGTCTTGGTCGAGGAAAGCAACACCGATAGATTTGCTGTTAGCCATTGATTTTCTCCTGAAAAGGATGCCCCGACCGTAGCCGGGGCAAACCTATTAGCCAGCGATGCGGTACAGGTTGTACGTTGTGTCGCCAGTTTTAACAGCGCGGAACAGTACGCTCTTAGATGCAACGCCTGCGCCTGAACCAACCAAGGTCCAGCCGGTGCCTACTACGATAGTAGGGACGCCGGTGCTGGTAGCGACCAAAGAGATGTCAAAAGACGAGTAGACTTTTGCACTGCTGAAGTCGGCGTTGACAAGCGCAACCGTAGGAAGCGTGATGTCTGCCGTGCTGGCTGAAGTGTAGACAACAAGGCCACCAGCCAATTCGGCAGTGGTCAGAGTAGCCGCTGCGGTAAGTGCAGTCGGGATAGCTGAAACACCAAAAGTGATTTCGCCGAGATTGCCGTCACCAACTTGGTAACCGCCGGCGCCATTAGGTAAAGTAGGCATAGTAAAAATCCTTTAAGATAGTTGGCCCCCGGCGAACCGAGGGCCGGTATTAGATTAACCCCACATCCGGACAGCCATCTGCGGACGGATTGTGCTGTAACCGTACAGAACGTCAATACGGCAAGGCAGACGGTCGTTGTTGATGTCGTACTGACGAACAACGCGCAAGCTGATACCGTTATGCACCTGACGCGAAGCCATATCTACGCCTTGTGGGAGCAGAAGATCGGCGGTTGCGAAGGTGATAGCGTCCTTGTGGTATACAAGGTTCTGAGCGTACTCTGTGGATGCCGTGCCAACAAAGATAATTGCTTGGCTGGTAGCAGGCAAAGTCTTGACAGTAGCAAGTGCTTGCGTAGCCGAGTAGATCGGTGAAACAGTGATGTTACCGGCGCCAGAAGCGTTGAGCGTGACATCAGCCAGAGCAACGAACTGGAACAACGAACCTGTGCTTTCACGGGTCTGTGGGTTGACAGAGAAGCAACCGTTTACAGTGAACACGTCGCCTGCTTTGACTATGCCGGCGTTACCAGCACCAGTGATGGCGATGGTTGTTGCACCTTCAGTAGTAACAGCCGACGAAGTCGTGCCGCCAGTTGCAGTACGCGAACCAGTGGTGAACTGCTTGATGGACTGCGACATATTGATTTCGTCGAAACCAAGTACGCCTGTACCCATCATGCCGTTCTTGAACTGCTTGCTGATCGTGTCGGTTGGGTTGAATAGACCCTTCAGACCTTCGACCAAACCAGCGTTGGCGGCTGGGTTGACAGTCGCATAACGTGGCGACATTACGGCAGCGTTTTCGTTCAGCTTCTGCTGTGCAGCAAGAAGAACAGCCGAAGTCGATGGCGTAGTGCCGGGCGTGCCGACAGTGTTACCGATGGTCAAGAACGAGTTTGCAACATCAGCGTCGATGCTGGCAGCAAGCTGCGAGATACGTGGCTTGAGAACGCGGTCTGCGAAATCGTCAAGCTGCATCGTCAATTCAGCAGTCGTGAAGTTGACGCCGATGTGCTTCTGGGTGGAAACTTGCAGTGTTGTGAACTGCTCGTTGTCATCCTGTACCTGAAGGGCTGCGCCGTCAGTTACAAGCGCACGGTCTGGAAGACGGATACGCAGGGTTGAGCCAATTTTAGCACCTTCGACAGCAAAGCTATCGTCGT